AATTTATATTTTATTAAATTTATATTTTATTAAATTTATATTTTATTAAATTTATATTTTATTAAATTTTAGATATTAATAACTTAATATCAATATTTGGTAATTTTGGTTTACATAACCACAACCAATTTTTTAGATATGTTGATATATTAAAATTAATAGGATAATAATGTAATACACCTTCATTAATATCTGTCATTAATTTTTTGTGCTTCTCATTTTTAATTAAATGAATAGATGATGGTGGTAATATCATAAGTAATTGTAATGGAATAGTAATATTAATATCTGGATAATTATTATTAAAACCAATATTAGTTTTATAATTGTCATGACTATCTTCTTTAAAATATTTTACATTTAAAGATAATAAATAATTATATAAATCGAGTATTGTTGGTGAATAATTATATCTATAATACCACGTGTGATGATATTTTTGATTAAAATAATAATCTAATGTAAATTCTAAAGATTCTAGAAAATTTTTACAAATATCTTTAATGTCTTTTCCGTTAATAGTATTAAATAAATGGTAATAATATTTTATTCTCCAATCATCTATTCCTTCATTTATTTTATTATCTTTTCTATTCAACATTGGATATAATTCTATCTGATGTTTATTATATTCAATTACATCGTTATTATTGAATGATTTAAAATATGGTCGTTTGTTATAATATTGTTCTGAATAACTTTGAGTATATTTATTTTCAACATTTGATAATTCTTTAAGAAATTTAGTCAAAAAATAATAGTTAATATTATATTTTGTACAATTCTCAATATTTGTACAATTTTCAGTAATTAATATATGATTGTAAGGAAAATTTGTATTCAATAATTGATTATGTACATCTTTATAAATATATAATAATAATTCAATATCATCATTTTTAAAATTAAGAAATCCTAAATTAGGTATAAAGTCATTACCCAAGAGAAAACAAATAAATACATAATAATTAATATTTAAATCATATGAATTGTTATCACTAAAGATTTTATTAATTTTATTCTTTAAATTTATTTTAAGTTCATTAATTGATAAATAAATAAATTTATTATTATTTTTAAGTTTAAGATGTATTGGTTCTCTTAACAAACATATATTATTATTTCTTAATAGTGATAACATTATCAAATCTGCATCTAAACCATATATTACATTATTTTTATGTAAGAAATTTTTATTAGATAAATTTGAATCTTGTATATATTTAAATATTTTAAATTCTCCTTCACCTTTTTCTAATGAATCTGATAGGATTGTTTTAAAAGATTTATTTTTACGTAATTTATATTTATCAGATTTAAAATGTTCTTTTATTTGATTTGATAAACTATTCATAAAATCAGTTCCTGGTGAAATTGCTGAAGAATCCCATTCATTTTTAATATTATTAATTTCCTTCCTATCATAATTAATCTCTTCTAATTTTGAAATTAATTTATTTTTAGACCAGGATGACATGAAGCGTCTATTCCTTTGTTGTACCATTTTAGACCTAGGAGGTATTCCATCAATTGAAATATAAAATAACTCAGATGGATTTGTAAAATCAAAAATAATATCAATATATTCTAAAACTCTTTTAATTAATTCTTGTTCAAATTCAATATTAGAATTAAAATTATAAGATTTTAATTCTGATGCACAACCATGAATACAACAATTAAAATCTAAAAAAACATTATCAACATTAAAATTTAATGATGTTTTAATAGTATTAGGGAATTCGTCAATTATTTTTTTAAAATAACTTGGAATACCCATAATTATATATAATTATTAAATTAATTTTAAATAAATTTTAAATAAATTATTTTCATTTTTTTAAATTTATTATAATAAATAATGAATTCAACATTTAATAGTACTTATGCGCCACCTGTTCCTAATACATCACCACCTCCTGTTGCGTCACCTCCTGCAAATACACCTAAACCATCTGGACCTAAAAAACCATTCTTAGGTATTTATTTACCAACTAAGATAATGATTATTAGTTTTTTATTAGTATTATTTATTTTAGTTGTAAGACCACAAAAGTATGATCCTGATACTGGTGAGAAAGTAACAACTAATGCATATGATGTATCCCAATTAATTGGCATAGCAGTATTCTGTCTATTTTCAGTATTAGCAATATATAGTATAAATTGTTTAAGTTTACAACATCATTTAGCATCAACAAAAACAGCATTACCAAGTGGTAATATATTTTCAGCAAATGCGGCATGTTTAACAAGAGATAATATTAATCAATTATTTAGTAAAGCACTTAATCCTGATAAAAAATGTGAAATTATAGCATATATATTTGCTATTGCTTTCTTTATATTATCAGTACTTGTATTCATTATTGGATTTATGAATAAATTTATTAGAAAAACAACAAAAAGTAAAATTGAAAATAAATAATTAAATCTAAATTTTAATTAAATCTAAATTTTAATTAAATCTAAATTTTAATTAATTTAATTAAATTAAAAAAATATTATATTTAATAAAATGAAATTAATTAAAAATTTATCTAGACAAGGAAAACTTGCTATTATTGGTTATGTATTACTAATTGTTGCTTTATTAGTTCCTGTACAAAAAAAGAATTCTAAAGAACCCTACAATTTAAATGCTAGAGTTATGTCGATATTAGGTATGTTACTCCCAATGGTAATCTCTGTATATACTATTAATTGTATGGTTGTAGGTGTAAGCAAAGGTGGTTTACCATGTACAGTTCTAGCATGGTTAAATAGTTTATCTGTACTTGTTTGGTCCGTATTAATACTACTATTTACTGTTTTATTATTAGTTAATAATGGTTCAAATAAGGCTGATTTAAAAACATCTGGTAATAAAGTATAAATAAAATAAAATTTGAAATTTATTTTGAACTTAATTAAAAACTAATTGTTAATCATAATTAATAAAAAATTAATTATGGATACTCCTATTCTATTTATAGATATGTCATATTATATATTTTATAGATATTATGCTTTAATAAATTGGTACCAAAAATCCCAAGAAATTGATTTAGATATAGAAAATATATTAGATGATAAAATATTTATTGAAAAATACCATAAATTATTCCTAGAAAATATAAAAAAAATTAAGAAAAAATATAACATACAAAATGCATTAGTAATATTCGCAAAAGATTGTAGACGATATAATATATGGAGAAATGAATATTATAATGAATATAAGAAAAATAGAGATGAAAAACCACTAAGATTCAATCCAGATATATTCATTTATACTTATGAAAAAATAATACCTGATTTATTAGATTTAGATTATAAAGTTTTAGAATTAGATAATGCTGAAGCAGATGATATAGTCGGAGTTCTTAAAAATAAAATTAGGGAAAAATATAATGATAGACAAATTTACATAATTACTAATGATCATGATTACTTACAATTATTAGATGATAATACATTTATTTATAATCTTAGAGGATTAGATTTGAGAACTAAAAGTAAAGGTAAAGATATAGATTTAGAATTAAAAATAATTACTGGTGATAAATCTGATAATATAACATCTATTTTTAATACTAGAAAAACAATGAAATCAATTATGAAATTAATTAATAATAAAGATATGTTACAAGAATTATTTAATTCTAATGAAGAAATACATAAATTATATAATAGAAATAAATTATTAATTGATTTTAATATGATACCAAATGAAATACAAATGAATATATGTAATTTAATTGATTTTTAAATTATATAAAATTAATTTTCTTATTTATATTTAATTAAAAATTATATTTAATTAAAAATTATATTTAATTAAAATTTGAATTCAAATTGATTAAACTAAAATAATTTAAATATAATAATGTCATTAGAAATTGATAATATATGGAGAATATTTGAAGATTTTGATGATATTAATGATAATGATAATAAAGTATCAAAATGTATAAATATAAATTGTCATTGTACTATTTTTACTCTAAAGGATAATTATTATATTTGTGAGACATGTAATACTATACAGGACCAATTTATTGACAATCAAGCTGAATGGAGATATTATGGTAGTAATGATAGTAAAATGAGTGATCCTACAAGATGTGGGATGCCTGAAAATGATTTATTACCAGAACTTTCATTAGGTACAGTTATTGGTAATGATTTTGGGAAGAATTCATATGAAATGTATAAAATTAGAAAATATCAAAAATGGAATTCAACTTCTTATAAAGAGAGAAGTTTATATCAAATTATTGATAGGATAACATTAAATGCTTCTAATTCTGGTATATCGCAATCTATAATTGATGAAGCGAAGATTTTATATAAACAATTATCTGAACAGAAAATTTCTAGAGGTATGAATAGAAATGGTTTAATTGCTTCAAGTGTATATATGAGTTGTAAAGTTAATAAAGTACCAAGAAGTGCAAAAGAAATCGCGAAGATATTTAATATAAATATTACTACGATGACTAAAGGGTGTAAAAAATTCCATGATATTATGAAAACAAATATGGATTGTAGTAATCCTCATGATTTTATAATGAGATTCTGTTGTAACTTAAATATTGAAGATAAATATATTGAATTATGTAGTTATATTATAGATAAAGCAGATGAATATTCAATAGTTAGTGAAAATGCTCCTCCTTCAATTGCAGTAGGAACTATATATTTAGTATCAAATTTATGTAAATTAAATATAACAAAAAAAGAAATATCTAAAGAATGTGATATATCAGAAGTAACTATTAATAAATGTTATAAAAAATTAGAAAAATATAAAAAATATTTAATTAATGAAAATATTAGAGAAAAATATAATATTGAATTTAATTAAAATTTATTTAAATTTGATTTAATTAAAATTTATTTAAATTTAATTTAATTAAAATATATAAAAAATTAATTTGATTATAAATATTGATATAAGATAATGAGTATGATAAATATAATTTAATTTTTTTATTAAATTTAAAAATTATTTTTTTAATTAAAATTTATTTAAATTTAATTTAATTAAAATATATAAAAAATTAATTTGATTAAAATAAATATTGATATAAGATAATGAGTATGATAAATATAATTTAATTTTTTTATTAAATTTAAAAATTATTTTTTTAATTAAATTATGATGATAATTTAATTAAAATTTATGAAATGGAAATATTTTTCCAAAATTTATTAAATGATGACCTTAATTATTATATATTTAGAGTTTTACATAAAATTCAGTTAAATGAAGTATTTAATGAATTATTACAAAAAATTAAACATTCTAATATTTTACAAGAAATAGTAAATAATTATGATTGTACTTTTTATATTACATTTAAAAGAGGTAAATTAATACCAACATTACATTACCCTGTTTATTCTAATGGGTCTGGATGGATAGTATATTTAAGTTAAGAAGGTTTAGTTGGGAAAACTACATTTGTTAAATCTGCATCGAGCACCACATTTTGTTCTACTATAGTTGTTGTTAAAATGGAAAATTTATAATCTATCTAGGCTTGATAAAAAAATACTTTTGTAACCATTTCACTCTGGTTCTGGTTTCCACCGGTAGATACGGAATATAAATATAACCCCCAACTTTGATTTGTTAGTATTTTTGAGGGTGATGTAAATAAAACCATTTTTGATACGGAAGTGCCTAAACCACTAATTGAAGCATTACCTCGAACACTTGTATTTGAGATTTGTATATTCGAAATATTAGAAGTATTAGAAGTATCATCCATTGCTCTAATTTGAAAACTCAGATTAAAAGTGGCAGAACTGTCATTATCGCATGCGACACTAATCGCATAAGGTATCATATCTACAACAGATTTCATTCCATAAATTTCACCTGAAGTAATGGCGTTATAATAATGAATGACGCCCTGCCATAGAGTACTATGACTATAAAATCCTACGCTAACAGGATTAACACTTGATTGATTAAATGAATAGACTTGTGTAATTAGTGGAACCTGATTTACATTGTATTGATTTGAATTGATTGTATTACCATATTCCAATCCAGTTCCTGCTGAATTTGCTTGTAGGACTTTATTGGCATTTCCAGTTGGACTTGGAACTAAAATTGATGATGGAGAACCCCAAGTTAATGAAGTACCATTAGTTACTAATTGTTTTCCAGCATTTCCAACTTGTGATGGAATCGTAAAACCACCACCGTAGAATGCAACTTCTGATAGTGATAAATGATTAGTATTATGAGAAGTATTAGTAACTGTACCTGCTGTAAACTTAATCACATAATATTTATAATCACCAATTGTTGATAAATTATATTCATTTGCTTTTGCTAAATTATCCACTGCATTTACTAAACCTGAATCTGAGATTGTATTATTCCAATCTGAAGATGTTAAACCTGATTGTTGATCTAATAATGTATATGTACCACTAATATATGTTGATCTATCGGTTGCTGCTCTTAGTTCCCAAGCTGATGGTGATTGAGTATCAGCAGTTCCTGAATTACGAGGCCACAATCTATATTTTCTAACAATTTGTGGAGTATTAAATTCATATGCGATTTCAACTGTAGTTAAATTAACTGAATTATCTGTAACCCATTGATCATTATTACCACCACCTATTTTACCATCGAAGATTTTATCTGCTCCTCTTGATGTAGATATACTATTTGTTACACTTGGTGTACCACCAGCAGTTCCACCTGCCCCCGCCAAAGCCTGTTCCTGTGTGAATGAAAAAGTTATTTTATCACTACCCGGAGTGGTTGTTATAGTCATATTAGAACCTGCTTCTAATGTTAAAGTATCAGTTGAACTATTAGCAATTACATTATCTTGTCCAAGTACTGCAATTGTTTGAAATGAATTTGATGAAGTTCCACCACTTGCAGTACTTGCTACAGTAATGCTACCATTTCCATTTGTAATACTTATTCCGGTACCTGCAGTTAATGTTCCCTTTGCTAATGTATTACCAGTAGAATTGCCTATTAATAATTGACCATCTGTATAAGTTGTCTGTCCTGTACCACCACTTTTAACATCTATATCACCCCCTTTAACTTGTACTTGATTTCCCATATTAGAATGATTATAACACATATAAAATAAAGTTATTGGTGTATCAACATCAACTTCAATTTGAGTATAAGAACCTGAACTACCAGGATTTATAGGTGGTGAATCGTTTATACTTGTAGTTACATTAGCAGTATATTCATTATTACCACTAACATCATAATAAAATCGTAATGGATGATTATAATTTGAATAACCACTATCTGAATTACTTTGATCAAATTTATAGATTTTACCTGGTACAAATTCAATAAATGGTGATTCAATACCATCAATATAATATACAGGTGAATCTATACCGCGATAAGGATGTGCTGCTGTAGCATTTTGAACAGTAACTGTATATATTATAGTATTTCCATCATATGATTCAAGAATGTTATTTGATAAAATAGATTTTGATGTTAATTGTCCTGTTCCTGCATTATATGTCAATCCACCATCTGTTTTAGGGGGTAAATTGCCTGTAGGAGATTCAAAGAGTGCTACTGAACAAGTTGTATCAGTTGTATCTGCAACTGTTATATTTGCAGGTGTAATATCAGCACTACCATCAAATGAAACACCACCAATATTTCTAGCAGTTTCTAAAGTTGTTGCTGTATCAGAATTACCACTGACATCCCCCGTAAGATTTCCAGTAAAACTACCAGCAATACTTCCTGTACCTGTAATTGAACCAAATACATCTAAATTATTATGAATGGTAACACCACTCGCATCTAGATGTCCACTAATATCTACTTTACTTCTTAGTAAAGTATTACCAGAAACATCTAATTTATCTGAAATAGTAACTCCACTAGCATCTAAATGTCCGTTTATATCTGTT